AGACACGGACAACTATGTGGATGGTTTATACGTTAAAGACGGTAGACTCATAAACGGTAGGCCTAACGGAATAAATGGAATCGAAAAAGCGGCTGCACTTAAAAATATGATGGACCGCACAAAACAGATCAACATGATAGCTGATGCGATAGAATTATCACAAGCTAGAAAAAACATGTTTGAGTAAAATATTTATAGTTGGTTTATTTGAGGAAAGAGTCACTTAGTTTTTAAGTGGCTTTTTTTATGCAATTAAATGAAAAAAACAATAACACAAACAGCAACTTCTGGAAATACAATAGATATGATTCCATTAGAATTTGATATAAACTATCATATTTTTATAATTTTTGTAGTTTTAATACTCTCAATAATTACAATTGGTGTCAAAAAAGAGTAGTTGATGTCGAAAAGATGTCAAAAAAATGTCAAAAATAAAAATCTAACTATCTGATTATCAATTATCGTTGCAAAAATGTTAAAAATAAAATCCAAACCATAATAAAAAATAATATATATATATAATAGAAAAATATATTTTTAACACAGAAGAAAAATTTTCAACATTATTGTCACCTTAAATAATTTGTATTACATTTGGTTTAAATTAAATTTAATACAATGAATCAACAGGAGGGATATACACCAAAAGATTTACATTTTTCACAAGACGCACAACAAAAACTTATAGAGGGTATAAGCAAAATGGCTCGGGCTGTTAAAAGTACCTTAGGGCCTATGGGCAATACAGTGCTGTTAGAGTCACGGGCACATACTCATGGCATTACAGTTACTAAAGATGGCGTAACGGTAGCTAAGGCCATTAGCCTTATTGACCCGGTGGAGAACTTGGCAGTGCAGATAATGCGGGAGGCTGCCGACAAGACAGCTGCTAACGCGGGTGATGGTACGACCACAGCTATTGTGCTCACTGAGGCTTTAGTAAACGCTGGAGTGGAGCTGATGCAAAAGGGACATAACCGCACTAAGATATTGCGTGAGCTAACCCAGATTACAGAACAGATAATTAAAAAGCTACGCAAAGGATCTAAAGCGGTAACGTCTAAGAAACTTTTAGATGTAGCGACTATCTCCTCCAATAACGATAGGAACATAGGTAAGATTATCAAAGATACTTACAGCGATGTGGGTAAGAACGGTATTGTAACGGTGGAGAAAGCCAAAGGCTCGGATACTACATTTGAGACTACCCAAGGTATTAAAATCGACCGGGGATGGTCATCGCCTTTGTTTGTAAATAATCAGAAGAAAGACGAGTGCATCATGGAGGATGTCCATGTGCTTGTCTCAGATGCCGAGATAAATAATATACTTACCATCGAGAATGTGCTCAAGCCCATTATCAAAGAAGGTAAGAAACTGCTAATCGTAGCACCCTGTTCTCAAAATGTCATAAACACCCTAGCGGCGAATGTGATGAAGAACAGTTTGAAGCTTTGCGCCATAATCCCTCCTTCCTTTGGCTATAAGCAACATGAACTGATGCAAGACATAGCTCTCTCAGTTGGTGCTACTTATTTTTCACAACAGACCGGTGACGATCTGAGCCTGATCGGCTTTCAGGATTTAGGCAAGGCTATGAAAATAATCGTGGGTCGTGATAGCAGTATTATCATCAAAGACCAACAGCATATCAGCCAAGACAAAATAGATGCTCGAGTAAGCGAGCTGTGGGATGCCCATAAAATAACCGAGGCTAAGGACGATAAAGACTTCATACTCTCACGCATCGCCTCCCTTACCGGAGGAGTAGGTGTGATATACGTGGGTGGCAATACAGACCTGGAACAGAAAGAACTGTATGACCGAGTGGATGATGCGGTCTGTGCTGTCCGCTCCGCCCTTGAACAGGGCATACTACCCGGGGGTGGGCTAGCGCTGTTCGACCAAGCTAAGATATGTGACACTTTTGTCAACAGTAATAAAATATCTATGGAAAAGTCGATCGCTTACGCGATATTGGGTAAAGCACTAGTAGCGCCACTGGTTCAAATTTTTTCGAACGCTGGCTATACCGACAAAGAAATAGAGGCTTTTGTCAGTATGGAGCAAATACCTGGGGAGGGCATCAACGTACAAACCGGTGAGAAAGGTAATATGATAGCAATGGGGATCATTGACCCTATGAAGGTAACAGGCCAAGCGCTCACCAATGCTGTCTCAGTTGCAAATACTATTTTATCTACTAACGCTATAGTTACTATGGCACGATCATACGAAGCAAAATGAAAAAAATTATAATACTACTTAGCTTAATATTCTTATCATTCACCTGGGGTGATCCCTTTTGTGAGGGATGGGACGAGGGATACTGCCAAGGATGGGAGTATGTCAAAGGGGAGTTTTCTGTATGCCCAGTGCCGCCTATATGCCCAATCCCTGGCATTAATCAAACCGGATATCGTGATGGGTATAACAGAGGATTTTTAAGGGGACGTAAAGACGCACAAAAACAATGACCTGGTTCGAGATGATATTAGCGGTCTTTTCCTATGAGGCACTTAGGTTAGTGGTCAAGGATATAATATTATATTTTATAGATAGATGAAACCAATCGGTAAATACATAGTCATAGAGACTCAGGAAGAACAACTCAAAACAGCCTCGGGGCTTTTGCTATCTTCAGAAGACACCAACCAACTAAGATACAAAAAAGGATTGATCGTAAAACCAGGGACAGATGTTTCGGTAATCGAAGAAGGGGAGGTTGTATACTACGATAAACGGGCAGGCTTCTCAATGATTATAAACGATCTTGTTTATACTATAATTCAGGAGAAGGATATCGTTGTTGTTTTATAAGCTTGTTCATTTCTACTATCATATTCCGATATACCTTATCCGAATACTTTACATTGCGCGCAAACATGGGATTATTAACTGCTGATGTAGGAATCTCTTCTCCGCTGAGTCTTTTGTAAATTAAATTTATTACACGCTGACATTTGTAGGATAATTGATACAGCGCTTTTCTTTTACCCATACGTTTTCTAAATACTTCGATCCAACCATCTCGTTTGAGTTTATCAAAACGGTTTACATTCCACCCTAGAAGGTTGTCAAATTCTTTGAATTTATCTTTTGAAAATACATCTTCGCTATATAAAAATAATAGCATGTCTAATTCGGCTGTAGAGAGACCATATTTTGCTTTGACAAAGTACCGTATTACGCGCCAATACTTTAGGTAGTCGTTGATTTCAAGCTTACTCATTTTATTAAATTTAGTACCTTTGTACAAAGATATTAAAAAGCACCAAACATGAAAAACGGAAGAGAAAGAGACATCAGACACTACGTTGGAGCGACTGTTATATTTACACTTGTGATCGGTTTATTACTTTTTTTATCTTTTTTTCAAATACCAGTTGAGAACAAAGATATATTTGTTTCTATCGTGGGCATGATAGTGGGGTCGTTATCAGTGGTCATCTATGCCATCATAGGAAAAAATCCAGATGAGGTGGCGGACCTGCAAAGAAAAAATGAATCCCTTCAGTCTTTAGCTGATCAAATGGAAAAAAGAAATGACCAACTTGAATCTATGATAATTAAAATACAAGAAGATATAATCGACAAACTCACGCTTTTAGGAGCGAGCGCTTTTGATACAGTGTTTCACAAAAAGAAAACTTGTACGTGCGACGGGGAAAATTGTGATTGTAATTAATTTTATACCTTTGCATTATACAGATAAATAATATATTATGGCACACATGACTAACGGAAATAAAGGGCCGATTAAAAGAAGCGAATACGATTCTATACCGTTTAGAAACTCAGCTATTGACACCCTGAAACGAGTAAAGATGAATAACTTTAGCTCTAAGGTTAAAGACGTAGAACTTTACGATCCTAAAACCGGAAAGAGTGAAATGATTTATAAACCCGCAAAACAGCCCAATGCCAGGTAGAACTAAAAAAAAAAGCAATAAGATTTGTCCGGCAGGAATTGCGTGGGCCAAAAGGACTTTTGATAGATATCCTAGTGCATACGCTAATATGGCCGCTAGCAAGTATTGCAAAGATCCTAACTATGCTAAAAAAAGTAAAAGATAATGGACGCAAAAAAACTTAAACAAATAGCTAGCGAGCTTAAGAAAGCTTCAGCTATGCATAAAGCACAGGCTACAAAAATAGATCGGATGTTAAAATCCATGAAGCCTAGAAAATGAAATATATAATTTTATTATCGCTTCTTTTATCTTGTGGTACAACTCAAGTAATATCTACTGAAGACATAACCCACAAGACCCATTGGATAGAAGACAATGAATTTAATCCTGTTTTGGAAGTAATTCAAAAAATATATAAAAATGATGATGTAGAAATTATCATTAAAAAAAAACTAACGACTGACTATGTTAAGCTAATGTTAAGGCGGGATAAGAAGAGAATTTTAAAAACAACTGTATACAACTAAAATGAGTAAATTAAGTAGAAAACAAAGAAAGATAGCGCGGGCTGCAATGCCTTTTAACAAAATCACAGGAGAAGATTTTAAGGCGCTTAAGATGATGAAACAAAAAAATATGTCTAACACTAAAATGTAAGTTATGCCAACAGTTAAAATGTCTAACGGTAAAAAAAAGGTATTTCCATACAACGCAGTAGGAAAAGCGCAAGCTCATTCTTTTGCTAAAATGAGCGGGGGTAAATTAAAAAACAACCCTGGTTATGGAATGGAGAAAAAAATGGGATACTAATGGGTGAGCTAAAAAAATGGCGAGAACAAAAGTGGGTTCGCATTGGAACGGACGGTTCGATCAAAGGAGCGTGCGGAACAAGTAAAGATAAAAAGAACCCTGATCGTTGTTTACCTTTAGCTAAAGCTAGATCCATGAGTAAAGCAGAACGTGCTGCTACGGCTAAAAGAAAAAAGAAGTTTGGCCGAACACGTCAGTTTGTATCCAACACAAAAGCAGGAAGAGTAACCTAAGTATTATGGCCCAAAAATCCAACATGAAATGCAACAAGGTTGTTGCCTCGGACCGAGCAGGAAAAAAGAAGATGGTTAAAGCTTGCGAGAGTGGGCAAGAGAAGTTGATTCACTTTGGAGCTAAAGGTTACGGACACAATTATTCATCTGCTGCACGGAAATCATTTAGAGCCAGACACAAGTGCTCGAGTGCTAAATCAAAGTTAACCGCTAGGTATTGGGCATGCAAAACTTTATGGTCAGGACCAGGGGGGTCAACCAAGAGTTCGCCAAAAAATAGGCAAGGAAAATATTAGTATATTTGTAGAATAAAATTTATATCATGAAAAAACAAGGTTACAACGCAAGATTAGACGAATCCCTAGGCATGAAGCACGGGAAAAAGACTCAAAGCTTTAAGGACCGTAGAGACGAAAGCAAAGCAATGTCAAAAAAATTATACGGACATGCTTACGGTGGCGATCACTCTATGACTTATGAATCACACGGAGAGAAAAGAAGTGTAAAAGATCACATCTCTTCTTTAATCAAAAAGTAATGGCAGAGAGAGGCAGAACTAAAAAAGGCGCTTTTCCTGAGATAAAGGAAAAGAACCAAGGCAAATTTACCCGATGGGTAAAAAACAATATGCCTGGTAAAAGCACATGCAGTGCGGCTTCTGCTGTTATGAGAAACAAAGACAAATATTCTAAAAACGTAGTGGCGATGGCTAACTACGCGAATAATTTTGGATGTAAAAAATGAAAGCAATTAGATACATAAAATGCAAATGGAATCAGCTTCTTTTATTTCTTTCTTTTGAGAAAGTAGAGCTGTGCCCAAATAATATATGCAGTTGTAAATAATGAAGTCAAAAGGATTAGGGGATACTGTAGCTAAAATAACTAAGGCAACTGGAATAAAAGCTGTGGTAGACAAAGTAACAAATGGTGATTGCGGATGTGAGGAAAGACGCGACACTTTAAACAGAATATTTCCTTATAAAAGATAAATTATGGCTTATCAAAAATTACAAGCGGGAAAAGCTTGGCAAGTATACAAAAGTGACAACACTAATCTACCAGATACGGGACTTCGTGTTTTTTCAAGCGCTCAAGTAACTACTGCCCATGTAGCCGGGGGTACAGAAATAATAAACACCAACAGAACTCTTGACGATTTAAGTTATATCTCTTCCGCTGATGGCGGAGGCCAACTAACTAAGTTTACCCTTTGCGGTATAAAACTTGGAATGATTGTAGTAAACACTACCGACGGCACACAATCAACAGTAACCGCTGTAACTGATACTATTATTTATGTAAAAGATAATATATTTACAGCTTCTCCTAAAAACTTTAACATATACGGAGGCACTCAAGAAGGTGCTGTACTTTATGTTGGGACAGCTGGAAATATCAGAGTTACTACTGTAGCTGGTGATGATGTAATCTTTCAAAATATAAACACAGGAGCATTTATTCCTGTAAACGTGCTGAAGGTTTGGAGTACAAACACCACAGCGGATAATATTATAGCGCTTTGGTAATTGGTATAATTATAACATTTTAGATATGCCTAATTTACTCGCTATAGCAAATTTTATCGGATTCAATGAACAGGGGCTTACTCCACCTTTCGGAGGTCAAGATATAGTAACAGAATTAAGCGGGGTACAAATAGTAACAGAATTAAACAGTAGAGATATAATAACAGAAAAAATACCTTAAAAATGGCAGTTAAATTTTCAGCTTTTACCCCTAAATCTACCGCAGAAGCATCTAACGTAACCGAGATAGTTGGTTACTTATCTACCGGACAGGAAAACATTAGAATTGCCCCGTCTGCTTTTGACACCACTTATGCTTTTACTACTGTTACTAATTCAGGAACACCAACGAATGTAGACTTTATAGCAACCGCAACAAAAGGCACTCAAGCCTCAACTACTGAAACCATACAATTTACCGCTGGTTCTAATGTAACACTAACTGCTGGAACTAGAGAAATTACAATTGCTTCTACAGACACCAATACAACTTATGATTTTGCTGCTGCAGCGTCGGGATCAAATGTAAATTTAAATCTTACAGATTCAGGAGCAGGCACAGATTCGGTTCTTATTACAGCTGGATCAAACGTAAACTTTTCAAGTGTAACAAGCGCAGGGTTTACAATTAATGCTCCAGACACGACAAACACTTATACTTTACCTATAACGGGAGACGCTACTGCGGTTACTGCCACTTTAACTGGTAGCGCGGGAGACACTGATCCTGTTATTATAACAGCAGGAACTGATATTTCATTTAGCAGTGTAGCCGGAGGAGCTTTTACTATTGATTCTACAGCTACGGGAGATACTTATGATTTAAACGCAACCACTGATGGTAGTAATGTAGATTTAAATCTTACTTCAGGTTCAGGAACAGACAATTCAACCGTTCAGTTAACCGCAGGAACAGGAATTACCTTAACTCGAAATTCTTCTGCTGAAATAACTATTGATGGAACTGCATCTTCTACTAGACTAGTGGTAACTAAAACAGGAAATAACTCTACAGATATTTTTACAGATATTACAACTGGGTTGACATTACCAGTTTCTAACTCTAACTTTTATATTGATGTTTATATATCAGGGGTATATCAACAAAAATCAACTTATGCCTATACGACAGCAAATAACGGAACTGTCACCTTTACTACCCCACCCCCTGTAACAGCTAGTAATGGAATAGAATTTGTAACAACCGTGTAACTTAATTTAAATGGCAACAACCAAAGTAACTACCGATGGGATTGACATGAGTGGTAACACGGGGGCGCTAACCTGGGTTAAGGGAACTACCGTTGAGCAGCCTTCAGGAGCACTTGGTGAAATCCGAGAAGACACTACCGCCAAACGCGCAGTTGTATACACCGACCAAACAGGAACATCACAGTGGAGGTATCTTAAAGAATTTAGCACTGAAATTACAGTTAGCTATTTAGTTATAGCTGGTGGCGGCGGCGGAGCTGGAGCAGCTGGAAACGGAAATGGAACAGGTGGCGGAGGAGCTGGGGGCTATAGAAACTCTTATGCCTCTGAAACTTCAGGAGGAAATAGCACAACTGAACCACCTTTAACCTTATCAATAAATACACCTTACGATATTGAAGTCGGAGCAGGTGGAAGTGGTGGCGCAGGTACAACTAACCCAATAGTCGTTACTTCAAACGGAACCCAAGGGGGTCAATCTAGATTTGATTCTATAATATCCGCAGGAGGTGGATATGGGGCAGTACCCACTGGAGTCAATCCAGGGGGAAACGGAGGCTCTGGAGGCGGCGGAGGTAATTCCCGAAATGGAGGTACGGCTACCACTAATCAAGGATTTGACGGAGCAGCTGGTGGGGTAAGCGCCAACCCATACGCTGCTGGCGGTGGCGGAGGCGCTAGCGCAACGGGTACAGGAAACACATCTGGTGCAGTAGGAGGTTTTGGAGGAAATGGCCTAGAATCCTCAATAGATGGAACTCCGACTCTTAGAGCTGGTGGTGGCGGAGCAGGTAGATACACAGCAGGAAGCCCTAGCGGAACAGGAACCCCAGGAACAGGCGGCGGCGGTCAAGGAGGTACTTCAGGAGCAGGAAGTAATGGAACAGATGGAACAGGGGGCGGCGGCGGAGGCGGCGCATGGCCCGGAAGCGGCGGTTCAACTGGTGGTAATGGCGGTAATGGCGGTAAAGGTATTGTTATATTAAGAACTAGCTCAGCTACAGCAAATTTTACTTCAGGAGTTGAAGTAAATGGCACAACTACCACTAGCGCTGGACAAACGGTTGCAGGAACATCGGTTTCTTCAGATTATGTGTATTCAATAACTGATGCTACGGCAGGAGCAACAATTACTTTTAATTAATTATGGCACACTACGCATACATATCAAACGCCGAAACGACCGTAGAGGAGCGTAAAGAGCTAATGCAATTAGAAAACCAAAGGATGGATATTATTGCTGTTAATACTAGCAGCGATGAATATCAAGCCTTATTAGCGGACTATAATTCTAAAAATACAAGTGCTACATTAGAGGCCCTCGAGGCAGAGCTTCAAGCGCTTTATCCCGAAGACCCTTTTAGTGAAGACTACCCCACACCCGAGCAAGTTGATCCTATAAAAAAATCAATCGAGGATGAAAAGGCTAGTTTAAAAAGTCAACAAGACGATCTTATAGCGCAGATGCAAGCTTTAAGTGTGAAAGGAACTGAAGCGGTTGATAAAGAAATACAAGACAAAAACGAAGAGATCAGCAAAATCCCTTCACTAGTAACCCACGTATGTGGCGGACAAGACGAAACAATAACAGAGGTTATAGCTTACAAGGGAGATTCTTTGCATCCTACCGCTGAAGAGTTAGAGGCCTCTAAAATAAACTACGACAATACCCCAGATTTAGAACAAATAATAAAACGCAATAGCGGAGTGCAAGATGTAAAAAGAACATCTTACAATACACGAGCCGGAGTTCACCAGCTAGGTGGCACGCCGTTTAGAAAAAACTATGCAGGTAAAGGAATGTTATATGACCCGGCAAGAGATGCGTTCTACCATCCTAGTCCTTATCCGAGTTGGGTTTTAGATGAAGATACAGCAATCTGGCAACCACCTATACCTCCTGTTGAGGGTAAAAACTTTTGGAAAGAAGACACGCAAGAATGGGTGGATTATTATTGGGGATTGCCTAAATATGAAAGCCCTTATCCTAGCTGGGTGTACAACGGTACTGAATGGATTCCTCCCGTTCCATTTCCTGGGCCATCTCCAGAAGAGAACTCAATGTATGAATGGAATGAAAAAGAACAGAAATGGGAATTACAACCAATATAAAATATGGCGACAACTAAAGTAACACAACCGGTCATAGATTTAAATGCAGTCGCAGCGGCTCAAGAAGTCAGCGCACTTAAAATGCCTGCAGGCGGCGCTTTTTCAGGAACTCCTTTTGAAGCGATGATGCGTTGTGATAACTCTATAACTTCTGAGGGGTCTACGAGTGTAATGCAACATTATACGGGTAATAATGAGTGGAAAAGCTTTGTAAATACAGCTCAAACTTTTACCGTTGAGTATTTAATCATTGCTGGCGGCGGCGGCGCAGGTACGTCTGATTGGAACTCAAATGCTCTAAATGGAGGCGGCGGCGCAGGTGGATATCTTAATAGTTACGCTAGTGACCAATCAGGAGGACCAAGCAGTACCCTTACCCCTTTTACAGCTACAGCTGGAACTAATTATACAGTTACAGTAGGTGCGGGTGGCGCAGGAACTAGTAATGAAAGTTCTACGGGTGGAAGTGGAGCAGATTCTAAATTTGGAACTATAGGCAGTGAAATAATAGCTACAGGCGGCGGCGGCGGCGGAAGTAGATTTAGTACAGCAGGTTTAACAGGCGGCTCAGGTGGAGGAGCAGCATCAACAGGAACAGCGGGCTCTGGCACACCTAATCAAGGAAATGCTGGAGGCTCAGGTGCATCAGTAATAAATTCTGGTGGCTCAGGTGGAGGAGCAGGGGCAGCTGGAACAGCAGGAACCTCAAGCAGTTCGGCAGCAGGCGGCGCAGGCTTAGCTTCATCTATTACTGGTGTATCTGTAACGAGAGCAACGGGGGGAGCAAGTCATACATACGCAGTAGCAAGTGCAAATACGGGTGATGGCGGCGGAGCTTATGCGAACAATGCTGGAAACCCAGGAGGCGGAGCTGGAGGATCGGGTATAGTTATTTTGCGCACAACTGCTGCACAGGCTACATTTTCCTCTGGAGTTACCTGTAATGGCACATCAGGGGGTGGAACAATAAGCGGAGACACAACAAATATGCCCTCAGGAGAATACTTTTACTCTATTACAGAAACTACATCTACTTCAGAAACAGTACAATTTTAATTATGGCAACAACAAAAATAACAACACCAGAGCTATTTGATTTAAGTACAGTAAACACTGCACTCAGGCTACCTAATGGAGGGAATGCAACAAGACCTGCTTCGCCCTCTCAAGGTGAGTGGCGGTTTAATACCGACCTGAAATATGTAGAATTTTATGACGGAGGGGATTGGAGACAAATAGATACCGAGTCAACATGTACAACCAATACGGTTGATTATCCAACAACAAATGCCGCATATTTTAAATTTGATTCAAGCGCAGCCGATCAAACAACAAATAATCTTGATGGAACTCCAACAGACATAACTTATTACAATGGGCAAGAGTATAGTCAAGGAGCTGTATTTAATGGGAGTAGTAGTATAATTTCTTTTACTTCTCCTTATAGTCATACTTCAGATACCGAAGATTTATCCATTTCATTGTGGTTTAAATTAGACACTTTATTTACTTCAGCATATCAAACAATATTAGGTGGTGATATTGCAAACAGTTCGGGAAATACTGGAACTGTAGCTATACTTATAAGATATCAATCAGCAGGACAATATATAATCGACTTAACAAGGGTAACGGGAACTACCGCAAGGTATCAAGCTGCATTTTCGGCAAGTGATGAAGTTACTTTAACCGCTAATACTTGGACGCACATGGTGATTACTTATGAGGGATCTGATTCAAGTAAAACATCTAAACTTTATGTAAATGGTAGTTTAATTTACAGCGTTAGTCTTTCTACAATTTCAACTGGGGCTACAAATAATTTATTAGCTTTCGGTCAATACAGGGATGGTCAGGCACTTTATAATTTTGATGGTGTTTTAGATCAAGCAAGGTTTTTTACAAAAGTATTATCAGCAACAGAAGCGACACAATTATACAAGGAAGTGCAATGTCCATGTACAACAGATAATAACGACAACCCTACAACAAACGTAGCTTATTATAAACTAGATGGAAACGCTAATGACGCTACAACTACTTATAATTTAACATGGAGCGGAACGGAGGCTTATGCGTATGGGCCTTATGGGGTTGCTGCATTACTTAATGGAACTAACAGTGGTCTTACTACCTCGGATTCCATAGTCGATAACACAAAGCCCACGTCTATTTCATTTTGGTATAATGGAAATGGTAATGCAGGAACTCAATATATTGTAGGAGCAGGAGTAGGTAGTAGCAATAATGGTCCTAGCGTGTATTTTTTTAATCAGGGGTTCGGAGCTATTATAAGCGATTCTGGTAGTAATGTAGGATCTGCGACAGGCCCAAATACATATTCTACTACTGAGTGGCATCATGTTGTTTTTACATGGGATGGATCAACAAATACGAATGCTTTTAAAGTTTACGTAAATGGTGCTTTAGAGGTCGAAGGAACTTCTACTTCTAGCGCAGCTACTATTGGATCTTATAGTTCTTTTGGAATTGGTAAACTTGATGCTGGGGGAACGTCTCCCACTTATGCAGCAGGAATCGTAGATCAAGTAAGAATATTTGACGTAGAAATATCAGCCACTCAAGTTACATCTCTTTACGATGAGGTGTATTGCAACACAGTGAGCACCCTGAATATTTTCAATGAGGGTACTAGCTCATGTCTAGCTTTATACGAGTTTGAAGACAATGCCGACTCTACTGATTCATCTACTTATGATGGTTTATGGTCGGGCACTGAAGCTTATGGTGGTGGACAATATAAAAAAGCGGGTGTGTTTAATGGCGCGAGTGTTATTTCTTTACCCCAACCTACTTTAAGCGGTGCATTTTCATTTTCAATATGGGTAAACACCACTTCAACTGGCTTACAAAGTATAATAGGGATGGGAGGTACATTTGGTAATTTCACAGCTGGTTTAAATATGTGGGTTTATCAAAATAAATTATATTCAAGTTGGGGAAATGGCTCAAGCGAAGATAGTTTTACTACTGTTCCTTCTACAATTATTAACACAGGTAATTGGTTTCATCTTGTTTTAACTACAAGTGGCTTAACAAACCCAACTGTAAAGGCTTATATTAATGGAACTTTAGCTGCGACAGAAGTGTCGTCATCACAAACAATAAATACAACCACTTATGCTAGTGATTTTAGCATAGGTGCTAAAAATTTCACCACAACAGGTGCGTCAACTGCTTATTATTATACAGGAAAACTTGACCAATTTAGAATATTTAATAAAGAATTAACACCCACTGAAGTTTTACAAGTTTACACAGAATAAAATGGAATACATACAAACAACAACATATAATAATATTGAGGTAACTTACACAATAGTGAAACCTAAAAAAAATGGACTTAACTGATTTGAAAATATACGGTATTAATTTAACAGCATTGAGTGTTTCAATGACAGATATAGACGTTTTATTAAAAATAATTTTATTAAGTGTTTCAATTGGTTATACTGTTCATAAATGGTATATGCTAAATGGAAAGGATAAGTAAACATATCTCCTATAAAGAGGGGGTTTTTTCTAATACAGCTACCCGTCTTAATATTGACAATACTCCAAGTCGGTATGAGTTTTCTAATATGGGAGCTATAGCCGATAATATATTTGAACCACTCAGACAATGGGTTGGAGGACCTATAAAAATCACTTCTTTTTTTAGATCGGCAGAGTTAAATAAGGTTTTAGGGGGGAGTTCTCGGTCGCAGCATTGCGAGGGAAGAGCGATGGATATTGATGATATATTTGGCAAAACCACCAATGCTATTATGTTTCAGTATATAAAAGATAATTTAGACTTTGATCAGTTAATATGGGAATTTGGAAATGATAATAACCCAGACTGGCTACATGTAAGTTTTTGCTCTCCAGATGAAAACCGCAGTAGATGTTTAAGAGCTTATAAGTTAAACGGAAAAACTCAATATGTAGAAATATGAGAAAGCCTAAAAAAAAGTTTGGTCAAACAACCGTAGGCAAACTTCTTAAAGGAGCAGTGGGATTAATAAACCCTACCCTTGGTAATCTTATACAAGGAGAAATGTCGGTAGAGCAAGTTATTGCTTCTATTAAAAACGCTGAAGCTCCATTAGAAGATAAGATACGGGCGCAAGAAATGATACTTGAAGCTTACGAGGCTGAAGTGGCCGACAGGGCTAGTGCTCGACAAAGAGAAATGGCAGCGGTTGCCTCAGGATCAAATGACCTTTTGTTTAAAACAGTTGGATGGGGTATTACACTTTGCTTTGTGGCGGTGGTAGCTGGAGCGATAGGAATATGGCAAATACCGGAGGAATCGCAAAGATTATTTGATATGGGATTTGGAGCAGTGGTTGCAGCTTTTACTCAAGTAATTGGATACTATTTTGGAAGTTCAATGGGTAGTAAACAAAAAACTAATTTAATAAACGGCAATGGCGAAAACACTTAACCTAGGCACTTACCAAGTAAAAGCTAAAGTTCGCAGACCAGGGGTTCATGCTAAAACAAAACACTCGGGTTTAAAATCTTCCAAGCATTATCAAAAACAATACAGGGGACAAGGGCGTTAATTTATTTGTATCTTTATATAAATAAAATTTAATGTAATGGATATTAGAAAAATATCAATTGGACCTGACTATAAATCGAGCGCAATGCACTACCTCGTAGGTCAAGAAGTATTGGGGGGAAAATATTTTATTCACCTTATACAAAGCGATAGTGAGTTTAAAACTTTTAAAATTTGGATTCAAAGAGAAGACGAAGTTGTATTATGGAAAGAGTTTAGCCCTAGTATGCCTGTGTCTATTGAATACAATATTAATTTTTAATGAGAGCCCCTTATAATTTTATTGTAGAACCTTTAGAGGGTAAACGATATAATAATACCAAAAAAGTAGCAGGGATTGATCTAGTTACAAGCACTTCAGAGGAAAATCATTTTGCAGCAAATCGCTACGCAAAGGTTGTTGCCACTCCTATTTATTACAATGGTAAAATAAAAAAAGGAGACACCCTTTTAGTTCATCACAATGTTTTTAAATATTACAACGACATGAAGGGAAGACAAAAAAGCGGAAGAAGTTATTTTCAAGACAATTTGTTTTTTATTGAAAACGATCAGTTTTATATGTACAAACAAAATGGAGAATGGTTTTGTCATGACAGGTATTGTTTTGTGAAACCTGTTGAAAAACAAGACTCATATCTTGTTAAAAATTACAAAGAAGAGCCTTTGGTTGGAACAATGAAATATTTAAATGATTACTTATTAAAACAAAAAGTACGCAAGGGAGATAAAATAATCTTTCAGCCAGAGAGTGAATATGAATTTGTAGTAGATGGAGAAAAATTATATCGCATGTATGATCATCAAATAACAGTTGTATTAAATGAAGTCTGAGGAGCTAAAGGTTAAAATAATTGAAGCAGGTAGAAAAGCCGTAGAGCAACTTATTAAGGTTGCTCGGGAGGATATTATAAAGCCTGATCCTGAAGATGAGCTTGCCGCGGATCGTTTAAAAAATGCAGCGGCTACAAAAAAATTAGCCATATTTGATGCATTTGATATATTAAGTAAAATAGATCAAGAACAAGAAAATATATCTAGTATTACTAGCGAAGATAAAACATCAACAAAACAAGGATTTGCAGAAAGACGCTCTAAATAATTTATATCAAAAACTTGAGGATTATATTCCTAAGGCTGTGCTAGCTAAAAAAAACAAAGCGCGCACATGGCTTTATGGATATAATGAAAAGTATGATGTAGTAGTTATTAGTAGAAGTGGTGAGATAAAGGATGTGATAAACATAAACGGTTTGTGTATAGCCCTGCCTAAACCTCCTAAAGAAATTATAAAGAACTCCCAAAAAAATCACACTCAATATTGGGAAAGAAAAGAACTTCCCAAAGAGCTTTCTCGTATTCAATCTATTTTTCAATGGAATGAAATGCCAACTCCATTTAAATCTAAATGGGTAGACTATATAGAAACAGAGTTTGACAAAAGAGAATTAGGGCATTGGTTTTATAACAATGGTACACCTACCTATATTACTGGATCTCACTATATGTACCTTCAGTGGACCAATATTGATGTAGGTTTTCCAGACTTTAGAGAAGCGAATCGTATTTTCTTTTTGTATTGGGAGGCGTGTAAGGCAGATAACAGATGTTTTGGATTAGACTATCTTAAAATAAGAAGATCGGGGTTTTCATTTATGGGGTCATCAGAGTGTGTTAATACAGGAACTCTAGCAAAAGACTCTAGAGTAGGTATTCTTTCTAAGACAGGATCGGATGCCAAGAAAATGTTTACCGATAAAGTAGTTCCTATTGCAAATAGGTTGCCTTTCTTTTTTAAGCCTATACAAGATGGAATGGATAAGCCTAAAACAGAATTAGCTTTTAGAATCCCCGCCTCAAAGATTACTAAAAAAAACATGTATGACACGGTAGATGAAGAGTTGTTCGGTCTAGACACTACTATTGATTGGAAAAATACAGACGATAACTCTTATGACGGTGAAAAACTTTTACTTCTAGTTCACGATGAAAGCGGTAAATGGATTAAGCCTAATAATATTTTAAACAACTGGAGGGTAACTAAAACTTGTTTGAGGTTGGGAAGTAAAATTATAGGCAAATGTATGATGGGCTCTACCTCTAATGCGTTAAATAAAGGGGGTAATAATTTTAAAAAGTTATACGAAGATTCAAATATAGCGCAGCGTAACTCCAACGGCCAAACTAAAAGCGGGTTATACAGTTTGTTTATACCTATGGAGTGGAACATGGAGGGGTTTATAGATATTTACGGGATGCCTGTTTTTTATAAACCATCTAAACCTATAAAGGGGGTAGACGGGGAGTGGATAAAAAATGGAGCAATAGACTATTGGAAAGCTGAAGTAGATTCTTTAAAAAAAGACCCAGATGCTTTAAATGAATTTTATCGTCAGTTTCCACGCAGCGAATCCCACGCGTTTAGAGATGAAAGCAAAGGGTCGTTATTTAATCTAACAAAAATATACCAACAAATAGACTACAACGATTCTTTAGTTATGGAACACCATGTAACCCAAGGGAAGTTTTATTGGAAGGATGGCAAAAAAGATACGGAGGTAATATGGACTCCTGATAACAGAGGTAGGTTTAAGATAACTTGGTCGCCTAATAAACATTTACAAAATCAAAAAATACAAAAGAATAATTCCTTTTATCCTGTAAATGAACATATTGGAGCATTTGGATGCGACTCTTATGATATCTCAGGAACTGTAGGTGGCAGGGGATCTAATGGATCTTTGCATGGGCTAACTAAATTTAGCATGGATGAAGCTCCTAGTAATGAGTTTTTTTTAGAATACATAGCTAGACCTCAAACGGCAGAGATATTTTTTGAAGAGGTTCTTATGGCTTGTGTATATTACAGTATGCCAATACTAGTAGAAAACAATAAACCTAGGCTTTTATATCATTTTAAAAACAGGGGGTATAGAGGGTTTTGTATGAACAGACCAGATAAACATTACACTAAACTTTCTAAAACTGAAAAAGAATTAGGAGGGATACCTAACACCTCGGAGGATGTAAAACAATCGCACGCCGCAGCTATAGAATCTTACATTGAAAAACACATAGGATTAGATTTAGAATCAACCTATAGAGCTGCAGACGAAATCGGGTCAATGTATTTTACTAGAACTTTGGATGACTGGGCAAAATTTGACGTAAGCAATAGAACTAAATTTGATGCGAGTATAAGCTCTGGATTAGCGGTAATGGCAAATCAAAAAGGTATATATTTACCTGAGAAAAAACAATCCAAAATAAGTCTTAACTTTGCAAGATATACTAATGAAGGAATTTTAAGTGAATTAATTAGATGAAAGAAGTTAAAATAGACATTTCATCTGTAGGCTTTCCAAGTCAATATGTTTCAGACGCGGAAAAAGCAACTGAACAATATGGGCTACAGATAGGTCAAGCCATCCAATATGAGTGGTTTAGAAAAGATTCAAACGGATGCAGATATTATTCTCAATGGCGCGACTTTAACAGATTAAGATTATACGCACGGGGCGAACAGTCAATAGCTAAATACAAAAATGAATTAGCTGTAGACGGAGATTTGTCATATCTAAATTTAGACTGGACACCAGTTCCTATAATTGCTAAGTTTGTCGACATAGTTGTTAACGGAATGTCCGATCGTTTGTTTAAAGTCAAAGCCTATGCTCAAGATGCGCTTTCACAAGCCAAGCGTAGTAAGTATCAAGATATGATAGAGGGCCAAATGGCTGCCAAAGAAGTTTTACAAACCGTGCAAGAGCAAACCGGTTTTGATCCTTTTATTATGGATCCTAATGAACTGCCATCTTCTGACGAGGAGCTTTCATTATACATGAATTTAAATTATAAGCCTGCTATAGAAATTGCCGAAGAACAAGCGATTGATACCATGTTTGCTGAAAGTCATTATCAAGACATTCGCAAAAGATTGGATTATGACATGATGGTAACGGGAATGGCGGTTGCCAAACATGAGTTTTTACCTGGAGCAGGAGTAGAAGTAAAGTATGTTGATCCTGCTAATGTAGTATATAGTTATACAGAAGATCCACATTTCAAAGATTGTTTTTACTGGGGAGAAATTAAAACGGTGGCAATAACGGAGCTTGTTAAAATAGACCCTACCCTTACAAGAGAAGATTTAGAGAAAATTGCTCAGTACAGCCAAAGCTGGTATGATTATTTTAATACTGCTCAGTATTATGAAAATGATATTTTCTACAGAGATACATGCACCCTCATGTATTTTAATTATAAGACCACGCAAAAGATGGTTTATAAGAAAAAGAAAATGGATAATGGCAACTCTAAGATGATTGAAAAAGATGACACCTTCAATCCACCAGATGAAATGCTTGAAGACGGTAATTTTGAAAAAATAGAAAAGACTATTGATGTTTGGTATGACGGAGTAATGGTGATGGGAACAAATATTCTTTTAAAATGGGAGCTCGCTAAAAACATGGTTAGACCTAAGTCTAGTTCTCAACACGCTTTGCCTAATTATGTAGCGGTTGCCCCTAGAATGTACAAAGGAGTTATAGAGTCGCTAGTTAGACGAATGATTCCTTTTGCTGATTTAATACAAATGACTCATTTAAAGCTTCAGCAAGTAATAGCACGAACAGTACCTGATGGTGTGTATATAGATGCAGATGGACTCAATGAAGTAGATTTAGGGACAGGACAAGGATATAACCCCGAGGATGCTCTAAGATTGTACTTTCAAACAGGTAGTGTCATCGGTAGAAGTTATACTCAAGAAGGGGATTACAACCAAGGTAAAGTTCCTATACAGCAGCTCACAAGCAATTCGGGCGCTTCTAAGACACAAATGCTCATAGCTAACTATAACCACTACTTAGACATGATGAGGGCTGTAACGGGCTTAAATGAAGCCAGAGACGGATCTACACCTAGTCCTGATGCTTTAGTAGGGGTACAAAAATTAGCTGCTTTAAATTCAAACACCGCTACGCGCCATATATTAGACGGAAGTATTTACATATATCGCACACTAGCAGAGGCTTTGACATATAGAGTAGCTGACGTATTAGAGTATGCTGACTTTAAAGATGACTTTATAAACAAAATTGGAAAATACAATGTAAGTATACTTAAAGAAATATCTGATTTATATATATATGACTTTGGGGTGTTTATTGAGCTATCTCCAGATGAAGAGCAACAAGCCATGTTAGAACAAAACATACAAATGGCTTTATCTAAAGGGGATATTAATCTTGAGGATGCAATTGATATTAGAGAGATAAGAAATCTTAAGCTTGCTAATCAACTTTTGAAGGTTAAAAGAAAAGCTAAACAAGAGCAAGACGAGCAAAGAGAAATGCAAAAACAAGCAATGATTGCGCAACAGCAATTTAAATCTCAAGAGATAGCTTCTCAAGCAGCATTACAAAAAATTGACGCAGAAACTCAATCTAAAATGCAATATAAACAAGCAGAGATTGCTTTTGAAATAGAGCGTAATAAAAGTGAAGCTCAGTTAAAATCTCAATTAATGCAACAAGAGTTTCAATATAACTTACAACTTCGCAATATAGATGGTCAAGCCTTAGCTAGTAGAGAGCAAGCAAGGGAAAAAGGCAAGAGTGAAAGAATCAGTCAGCAAAATACAGAACAGTCAAAACTTATTACCCAACGTAAAAATAATTTACCTCCTCAAAACTTTGAATCTAATGAGGATTCGCTTGATGGATTTGACTTAGCTGAGTTTGAACCTCGGTAAAAGTGTGTTCATATTTTGTTTAACTTTGTAAAAATTTAATCTAATGGAAATAAAAGTAAGAGAAATGTCTGAAGTTGAAAGCAAATCAACTCAGCAAGTGGAACAAGAATTGCTTGACAAACATGAAGAAAAACAAGCAAGTCCAGAAAAAGAAGAACCAACTGAAAAGGTTGAGATAGCTAAAGTAGAGGATTCTCCCGCAGAGGCTAAAGTACAACCAGAAGAAAATAAAACAGAACAAGCTCCTGTAGTAGATGCAACAGAACAATCTGTCGAGCCTTCGGAGTTAAATGAAGAGGACGTTCTTTCATATATTGGAAAACGATACGGTAAGCAAATAAACTCATTAGAAGAGTTAACGGCAGAACGAGAAGAAGCCGAACCTTTACCTAGTGATGTTGCTGCTTATTTTAAGTATAAAAAAGAAACAGGCCGTGGATTAGATGATTACGTTAAATTACAAAAAGATTATTCTAATCTTGACGGCGATTCTTTGCTAAGAGAATATTATTCTATTACAGAAGAAGGGTTAGACCCAGAAGATATCTCCTTAATGATGGAAGATTTTAACTATGACGAAGAGGTTGATGAGCCCGCGGTAGTTAAGAAAAATAAATTAGCAAAGAAAAAAGAAATTGCCAAAGCGAAAAAATTCTTTACACAACAACAGGAGCTGTATAAACAGCCTCTTGAGTCAAGAGAAAGTTCTGCTACTGCTAATCAAGAAGTTCAAGCTTATAGGCAATATTTAAGTGAGGCTAAAACCCAGCAAGAGGAATCAGTCAAACGAAGTGAGTGGTTTGTTCAGAAAAGCAATGAAGTTTTCAGCCCTGAATTTAAAGGTTTTAAATTTAAGGTTAACGACACTGACATAGTTTATTCCCCTGCAAGTAGCGCTGAGTTAAAAAAAGCTCAAGAGACTCCAATGAATTTTGTAAATAAATATTTGGATTCTAATGGACTTTTAACTGACGCAGAAGGTTACCATAGGTCTTTAGCTATTGCAATGAATCCTGAGAGATTTGCTCAGTTCTTTTTTGAACAAGGTCAATCTCAAGCGACGGAAAATGTAATGCGTAAAACTAAAAATGTAGACATGAGTGAGCGCAGTACACCGCAAGTTGCTACCAAGGGAGGATTGCAAGTAAAATCAGTGTCTCAACCATCGAGTCGAGGGCTAAAAATTAAGAGTATTAAAAAAATATAAAAATTAAAAATTAGAAATTATGGCAGGAGCAGTAAATGCAATTCCTACTTTTGCGTTAACGCCGAGTTCGGAAAGAACTCCTACAACGGAAAACTATATAACTAACTTTGACTTTTTGAATCAGTATCTACCTGATACTTATGAAAAAGAGTTTGAGCGTTATGGGAACAGAACTATATCTTCTTTCTTACGAATGGTAGGAGCGGAGATGCCTACTAACTCTGACCTTATTAAATGGGCAGAACAAGGTAGATTACACACAAAATATACATCAGTTGGATCAGGAGCGGCTAACGCAGCTACATCTGGTACATTTAGAATAAACGATACGCTTGTCCCTACAACTGCAGAGCAAGTTGTAAGAATTGGACAAACAGTAGCAATCGTACAAAATGACGGATCAGGAATTAACAAAGCTGTTGTAACATCAGTTACGGCTCCAACAGGAGCAAACGGCGCAGGTGAATTTGTAGCGTCTTTTTACGAAGCTGGAGGTTATGTTGGAAATGTAGGTGGCGCAGCTGCCGCTACAGACACTAACCTTACTGTGTTTATTTACGGATCTGAATTTAGAAAAGGAACAGCAGGAATGGTTGGTTCTCTTGAGTCTGAAGATTTTATCTTTGACAACAAGCCGATTATCATTAAAGATACTTACACTGTATCTGGATCTGATATGGCGCAAATTGGATGGGTAGAAATTACTACTGAAGACGGAGCAACTGGATACCTATGGTATTTAAAATCTGAGCATGAAACAAGACTTAGATTTGACGATTATCTTGAAACTGCAATGATTGAAGCTGTACCAGCAGAAGTTGGTTCAGGTGCTATTACCGCTCTTGGTATAGCAGGAACAGCGGGAACTGCAGGATCAGATGGTATTTTCTATTCAGTACAACAAAGAGGAAACATTTGGGATGGTGGAAATCCAACAACTCTAGCTGACTTTGATTCTATTATCAGCAGATTAGATAAGCAAGGATCAATCGAAGAAAATGTTATCTTCCTAGATAGACAATTTGGTTTTGATATAGACGATATGTTAGCTGCACAAAACTCTTACGGAGTTGGTGGTACTTCTTATGGTTTATTTGACAATGATGAAGAAATGGCTTTAAATCTTGGATTCTCTGGATTCAGAAGAGGTTATGACTTCTACAAAACTGATTGGAAATATCTAAACGACCCAACAATGAGAGGTGGTTTACCAACAGGAGCAGGTTCAGGACGTATTAACGGACTACTTGTACCCGCTGGTTCTACTAGTGTTTATGACCAAATCCTTGGTAAAAACGCTAAGAGACCTTTCTTACATGTTAGATATAGAGCTTCTGAAACAGAAGACAGACGTTACAAAACTTGGATTACTGGTTCAGCCGGAGGTGCAAGAACTAGCGATATAGATAACATGCAAGTTAATTTCTTGTCTGAAAGAGCTGTATGTACTTTAGGTGCTAACAACTTCTTTATCTTCCAAGAATAGTAGATTACTTTATTAAAGGGGGTTTAATCGCCCCCTTTTTTATAAATTATAAATTAAATTAAATTTAAATATTATGAAAAGCACACAAACTTTTAAGTCAAAGTCATATAGACTAACTAGGGAAAATGCTCCGCTATCCCTTATCTTAGCGTCGAGACACACCCAAAGATATCCTTTACTATATTTTGATGAAGCCACTGGGGTTAACAAACCTTTAAGATATGCTCGTAATCAAAAAAGTCCGTTTCAAGACGAACAAGATGAGACGGCTATTTTAGAACCTATTATTTTTGAAGATGGTTTTTTAACGGTTGACAAAACCAATCAAGTTTTACAAAGGTTTTTAGAACTGCATCCAGGTAACGGAAGAACTTTTGTCGAGATAAACAAAGCAAAAGAAGCTGAACAAATTGTACAAAGTTTTAACCTAGAAGTTGACGCTCTTATAGAAGCGCGACAGTTAGAGCCAGATCAAGTAGAGAATGTCTCTAGAGTATTATTTCAAAAAGACGTTTCACGGGTATCACTCGAAGAACTTAAGAGAGATATTTTAATGTTTGCTAAAAACAATCCACAAGATTTTATGACCTTACTCAAAGATCCTGCGCTTAAACTTAACGCTACAGTACAAGGATTTTTTGACAAAGGCTTGCTTTCTTTAAGAAATAAAGACAAAGAGATATGGTATAATACAGCTTCTAATAAAAAGAAACTAATGAATGTTCCTTATGGAGAAGAGCCTTTATATATGGCAGTATCTTTTTTTCAAAGCGATGACGGGATCGAGTCGTTTAAGCATCTTAAAGAATTAGCCAAAAACACCTAGGGATATTTATTGTATCTTTGTTTTTTTAACACATAAAATTTTTTATTATGAACAAGTATGCAAGTATCACCGTAGGCGGTGGAGTAGAGCAGTTCTCTGTAAAAGATGTAGCATCTTGCTATTTAGATAGTTCAGATGATATTGTAATCGATTACATGGATGGTTCTCAAAGTAAAATTGCGTCAGGCTCGGCCTTAGTCCAAGCAGACGTAGACACCGTATTCGGTGTTATTAAAAGTGCTCAACAACAAAAATGGACTCAAGTATTATACAGTATACCGGGATTGAGCCAAACGGTAAACGCCTTTACATTCACCTTTTAAATCTTAGAAATTATGAATAAATTTTTAGTGATCGGAAATTATGTTTTTGGTGGCGATGTATTATACGTTGGATTAGTTACAAACAATATTGTTTTGAACTATCGTGACAAGCAAATAACTTTAGCAGGTTCAGGAAATATGACAGCCGCAGACAAAACGGCTATCGAATCTGCTCTTGTAACTGTTTGGGGACAAGGTTATACTGACGCAACTATTAACGTGACTCTAAGTCAAGCGATAACAACGATTTCATAAAACTCGTTTTAGTCGATAATCTAAGAGGAGGTCAAAATCAATGACCTCTTTTTTTTTGCGTATCTTTGTACAAACTGAAGTTCGATGATAAACTCTGTACGCAACACCGTATTAGCGATTATTAATAAAAATAATTACGGGTATATTTCACCAAGTGATTTTAACTTATTTGCCAAACAAGCTCAGTTAGATTTGTTTGATGAATACTTTGTAAATTATAATCAACAGGTAAACGAGGAAAACGCTAGAGTTTCAGGTACAGGGTATGCGGATATTAAAAAAGGATATGAAGAGGTAATTGATTCTTTTTCAGTTACCGCAACTTTAACCCAAAGTGCAGCAAATGTATACACGTTACCCTCGGATTATTATATTATAAATAAAGTATTATGCTCAAGCGGAGGACAATTTAAAGGAGAGGCAGAAAGAGTTTCACAAAGTAAAATTACTTTGTTAAGCAATTCTCTTTTGACAGCTCCTTCAGTTAACTACCCAGCTTATACTTTACAATCAAATTTAATAACAGTATTACCCACTACTTTTAATGGGGCTACCGATGTATCCTCCCAATACATTAGATATCCTTTAGACCCTAAATGGACTTATTCTACAATAGCTAGTGGATCTCCTATATTTGACCAAAGTCAAGCTGATTATCAAGACTTTGAATTACCTATAGACGACGCTAATGATTTAGTTGCAAAAATATTACAGTACGCTGGTATATCTATTAGAGAAGGAGACGTGTTTAAGTTTGGACAAATTGAGGAACAAATGCAAAATCAACAACAATAATTATGGCCTATATAGATCAAAAGAAATATTATACTAATGATGGCGTAGTGCCAACAGATTCAAATTGGGGTTCATACCAATACGTTAGCTTGCTTGATATAGTAACTAATTTTTTATTGATGTATCAAGGAAACCATCAATTAATAAACAACGTAAATAGATTTCAAATTTTATTTCACGCCAAGCGCGGTATACAAGAACTAAACTACGATGCTTTTAAAATTATAAAAGCTTTAGAGCTTACTGTATATGATGATTTAAAATTTGTTTTACCTCCTGATTTTGTAAATTGGGTTAAACTATCATTGTTCAAAGACAATGTAATTAGAGATTTAGTAGAAAATATCCAAGTCCAATCGGCAACATCTTTTGCTCAAACCGGAAGTTCAAGTTTTACTTATGATGCAGATGATGATGTTAACACACAAACATCTTCACTTGACACGGCAAGAACAAATGGAACATTAGAAAGTATTTATTTAAACAATTTAAATGATGAAAACGCTAATCCAGGATTTAACAATTATGATTCTGATTTTGACAGTTCTCGTATTGGAGCTCGTTACGGGCTAAATACAGAAACAGCTAATTTCAATCCTACCTTTACTATTGACAGAAAAGCAGGGGTAATTAATTTTGACTCCACAATGGCAAACCAACAATGCATATTACAGTATATATCTGATGGGATGGAAAACGGTAATGATGACGCAGTAAGTGTAAATAAAATGTTTGAAGAGTATATTTATGCATACATTAAATACGCGTTACTTAATAGCAAGTTTGGTGTTCAAGAATATATTGTTAATAGAGCACGTAAAGACAAACAAGCCCTTTTAAGAAACGCCAAGATAAGATTAAGCAATATCCACCCAAGTAGATTATTAATGAATTTAAGAGGTGAAAACAAGTGGCTAAAATAAAATGGCAAAAACACAAAGAAATTTTGTATTAGGGCGTATGAATAAAAGCCTTGACGAAAGGCTGCTTCGTAATGGAGAATATGTTGATGCGTTAAATGTAAGGCTTGGTTCTACCGAGGAGTCTGAAGTAGGGTCTGTGGAAAACACCAAGGGTAATACACAAATTAGTGAGCTTTATTTTATTGAACCTGGTACAACCAACTCAATTCCTTTGAGCAGCGAAGCTAGAACTATAGGTGTTTTTGAAGACGGTGCAAACGAAACACTTTATTGGTTTGTTCATGACCCCGCTTTTTCTGTGGGTGATACGGGTAAATTAGACATGATACTTTCTTTCAACACATTAACTGCGCAAATAGTTTATCACGTTGTAAGTATAGATGACGGAAGTGGAATTAATACTACATTAAATTTTAACCCACAGTTTTTAATAACAGCTACCAATAAAATTGGTGACTTATTATTTTTTACTGATTTTTTAAATCCACCCAGATTTATTAATGTAAATAACTCTTATGCAGAGCCTATAGCCAAAACTTTACCTACGCCTACAGGCGAAGTAGCTTTTGTGTTTACCGCAGGATCAGTTACTACTAACGGCATAACAAGAACAGGGTTTAATCAAGGGTTAGTATCGGGCTGTCCAGTACCTCTAAACGCTGTAGGAGCAGGTGCAGCGCCAACCACGACACAAATAGC